CCGCCCCGCTGCCGGTTAGATGTCTGCGACTTCGTAGGGGTTGTAGGCTTCGGGTTGGTAGAGGCCGGCTTCGACATCGGTAAGGAGGGATTCGAGGCGTAGGCAAACGTTGGTGAGAGCGTCGGCTTCGGGCTCGTGGTAGTGGACGGCTTCCTGGCCGTCCTCTTTGAACTGTTCGAGGAGAAGGTGAAGGGATGCGAGAATGCCTTCGACGGTCGGTATGTCCCGGTCATAAGGCCGCGGGAGCGTATCCGACCAGGCTTGATAGCCTTCGAGGTCAGTGGACATCATGTGCTCCTTTCCTTCGTCGGTGAGGGAGGCGTAGTCCTCGAAGAAGTCGTAGTCACGATACATGATGGGATGAGGCTCCTTTGTAGGAGAAGAGTTGTGTGCGGAGGCGGTCGATGTAGTCTTTGCCCCAGGCATCGGGGGAATCGATGAGGTGGAGCGTGTTGTTGTGTGTGCGGGCCAGGTCCCATTCGGCGTAGGCAAGGCGTCGGTGAATGGGGTCGCTGCTGTCTTGGCTGGTCCAGTGTCGAGCTTCTCGGAGATGGTTGCTGCGTTGGGTGATGATGACGCTGATGATTTGGTTGGCGGAGAGGGTCATGATGTTACCTCCGGTTGCGGGGGTCGATGAGCTTGGCCGCAAACTCACGGTCGAGCTCTGCGTGGGCCAGTTGGTCAGAGGCATCGAGGTGGTTGCCGTCCCAGAAGGCGATGGAGGCCACGGTCTGCCTCTTGGCGTGGAGTTGTTTGACGGGTTCGTTGGCGACCTGGGTGGGGTTGTCAGCCGCTACCTGGGCCTTGGTTCGGCGAGCACGACGAGACTGAGTGATCTTCTTCGAGAGTAGTTTCTGGATGGCCGGATACCGTTCGACGGCCGGTGGGTTGTCGCACAGCAGTTTGAGGATGTCACCGTGACAATGTTGCGGGTGACAATGACAGAGCAGGGTTTTGCCCCGCAGTTCGCCGAGGGAGAGCATGAGGTTGGCGTCGTTGAGCAAGTACTTGTAATAGCGCCAGCATGCTTCGTCCCGGGTGTTACCCTCACCGATGCGGAATGGGTTGCCCCATTTGCTGGTGCGGTCGATTACGACGGTGTCCTGGGTTTGAGCGGTGTGTTTGAGGTTCGCAACGCGTGTCTTGGACACGGTGGTTCTTGCCTCCTTGTGTTTCGTGATGTTGGTAGCTTCGGCAGGCGAGATGGCGTAGGTCTTGCCGCTGCGGGATTCCATGAGTTATTCGCTCCCTTGGGGATCGAGGGTCTCACGAACGATCCAGCCTTTGTGGCTGTACTCGCCCTGCTGCTTGGGGGTGAGGAAGAAGTGGAAGGTGTATCGCTTGTATGCGGACCACTCGAGGATGGTGACGGTCTGGCGAGTGCGGTTGGCTCGATCTTGGGCGAACTCCAGCGCGTCGTCGAAGTTGTGGTAAGGGTTCATGGCTAAGCCTCCTTGGAAGCGGTGGCGAGGTGTGCGATGTTGTGGTCGTGGAGATCCTCGGCTGCGACGCTGACAACCCCACCGCCGTCGCCGATGAAGAAGCGGATGGAGGGGTAGTCGGGGTTAGATGGTATGGTGATGTCGATGACACGGGTGCCGGATTGGAGCGTGTGGATGCAGACGTCGGTGCGGTCGTGTTCGATGGTGACGTTGGGGCCTCGGTAGTAGCTGTGGTCGGGCTGGTTGGTCATTAGATGTTTCCCTCCGCAGCGTCGGGGAAGTAGTTGCCTTCCTCGACATCGTATGCGTATTGCTTATCGACGTTCCAGAGCGGAATGTCTTGATTGGGTCGGATACTACGGATGTCATGAGACCGACAAGGTTCGGGTATGCTGTGGCCGAGGTCGTTGTTCTCGAGGCCACGGAGGACGGCGGCGAGTATCTCGTCGCGTGAGAAGAAGCTGGCGAGAGGTGTTTCTTCGAGTTGCTCGAGCGTGGGATTGTGGTCCCCGAGCTTGCCGATGATACGGGCGATGCGTTCGAGGAGCAGGCGTTCGATATCGATAGGATCGGTGGTGGGGCCTGATTCGATGGTGAACTGGGTGGTCATTTGGTGTAGCTCCTTTCAAAAAAGAGTAGTTAATGGCGAGCGAAGCGAGCCCGAATTTTCGGGTGGTTCGGCTCCTCTTCGCTGCTTATGAAGGCGGTAGGTGTCTCCCCGCTATCCGAACCGCCAGGCTCGGGTAAGTGTCCTGCTTTCCGCCGGGCTGTAAGGTGGCCCTTCCCACTTCTTCAGCTGTGACCGCCGGCCGGGTGGCAACCGTTGGTGTTTTGATTACCTCGTGGTCCTGTTCAACTGTAACGCCGTAGGGCGAGAGGAGCATTTCCTCTATCTCTATGGTATATGATATGAGAGCAGTAGTCAAGGGTTAATTAGGCTCCTGAGCTGGGGATTAGTAACTTAATCTGGTGTTCGCTTCTTGTTCCTTTTCCCCCTCTTAACGGGGTTAAGCCCTTCCGACCAACGGGAGGTCAACGTTCTTTGTGATGAGGATAGAAACCGTGATGATAACAAAGGGGATTCCAGGTCAAAGGCGAAGCCTTTGTACATTGAGTCATTTCCTGAGCCTTTGTTTACCTAGCTGAAGCAGTAGGTAGTATAGTTGTACTGAGGTGATGGTAGTGGTGGCTAAGCCTGCATTAGATGAAGAAGTGTTGGAGGGGAAGGAAGTAAGGCGTGGGAAGAACGGGAGGTTTTTGAAGGGTAGTCGGTTACAGTTGGAGAGGAGGGAGGTGGTTGGTCTAGCTAGGTCGATGAGCAGGGAAGCGTTGGTAAGGTTGGGCGAGATAATGAATGATGATAGGGCGCGAGATAGAGATCGAATAGCGGCTGCTAACGCTATCTTGGACCGAGCGTTCGGTAAGCCACCACAGGCGGTTGCTGTGGCGAGTGAGGGCCAAGGAGACATCATCCTACGGTTCAGCGGGATTGATCGCCCTGAGCCCCCCGAGAGGGTGCTAGGGACAAGCGAGGATGCGGGAGGGTTGGAAGGGCCGCTGGTGGAAGGCGAGGCAGAGGCTAGTGAGGAAAAGCCTGCCGACAGGGTATCTGAAGAAGTCGAGGGAGACGACAACCCAGTGGGGGTCCCCCATGCCTAACTTCACACTATTATACGTCCATAGTGCGCTCCACATTGCCCTACAGGACGGTATGGGACCCTTACCCGATGTGACCTCTCGGAAGGTAGTTACTGCTTGTTGTAAGTAGTTATAGCTCATTGAGAGGACTAGCCAGATGAGGCGAAGGAAGAGGGTATTCCATGAAAGGTCGGGCATAGCGAATCGGAAGAGAGCGAAGAGAGAGGGATCAGCCCACACTCGGAAGCAGGCAAGTGGAGGGAATCCGGGGAGTTACGAAGCGAAGCAGGCGACAAGGACTCGAGTGGAGGAGAGGTCAAGGGAGAAGATGGCGTTATACAGGAGGGATCAGGCGCACCGCACGGAGGGAGACATTGAGCGAGCGAAGCGGAGGGCGAAGATAAGGCATACGTTGATTATGAAGGAGCTTGAATAGGTGCCCAAGAACCAGCCTACAGGAAGTTATGATTATCGAAATGAGATGACGTATGAGGTCACCTTATCGATGACTCGCACGATGTATCGCCATATTAGACGGAAGGCAAATCAGAAGGAGTGGTCTATGGGGAAGGTAATGCGGGTAGCGATTAGCGAGTACATGGACGTGGAGCCGAGTCAGGAGGGGGATAAGGATGAGTGAGTGGGAATGGAAGAAGTCCAACCGCTTAGGCGAAAGTCTGATATCCCTTGGGCTCATGGCGGTGAATAAGGATCACTCAGGGGTTCACCAGTCTGATATCCCTTCCCTTCTCGACTTCCTCGCCCAAGAGGGCTACGAGTTCCCTTCGGGTGACCGGGATGAGGAGTTGGGCGAATCCGACCTTAACCACTGGAAAGCGGTGGCTGATCACCAGGCCAAGACAATCGCCCGGCTTCAAAATGAGCTTGATCGTTTCAAGAAGGGTATTGCTGCCGTGGCGGTGGATAACGAAAGCCCTCTTGCTATCAAGCAGATGCGAGCTCGGATCGAGCATCTCGAGCGGGAGGTTGTGGACCTCGAGAAGTCTAAATCCGATATGGCCTGGGACGTAATGTTTGCGGTACTCGAGCAGGCAAAGCGGGCAAGGGAGGCGAAAGAAGAGGATATTCCATCCAGGGAGGGGCATACTGAGTCAGAAGAAGGGTTTAACAGGTTCAACAAGTAGGGAAGGGAGGGTTGCTGGTATTGACCTTATTTCCCCTGGAGGTGAGATCCATATCCGACCTATTGTGGCTGTTCAAGATACTAGGCATCCTCGCAGCGGGCATCGCGTTCATTTCACTTATCGCGCCCCCACTGGTCTTCTTTTTCACTTGGTGGTGGAAGAGGTGGGGATTCTAGGAGGAGGAAGAAGAATGACAGACTGGGTGCATTGGCAGATAGGTGAGGAGACTCCTAGTTTAAGGGAGTTGCATGAGATGTATAAAGAGGGGAGTCCTTTAGCGGGCACGTTGGGCGAGTTGATCAGGGAGGATGAATTCTTGAGCCGAGTGTACGAGATGGGCTATGAGGAAGGGTACAAAGCAGGCCAGGGATACAGGAAGGGGAGGCTTCGTAAGGAGTTGGAACAGAACGAGGATATATGGAGGTCTCTAGCGGACTCATGAGTAAAGAGGGAAAAGCGGCACCACTGGAATGCGAGGGGTGCAAGTATCTTACGGAGGAGCTATCGACGAACCGAGTGGTGTACGATGCGGCGTGTCAAATATACAACGTGTTCCTCCCGCCTGCCTGGATGGATGATAAGGGGCGATGCGTCGCCAGGAAGCGGGTTAACAGGGGCTATGCGGTCTCGAGGAGGGTGAGGAAGTGAGATCGATCATATGGGTGATGGGGAATTTGATCTTCGATAGCGAACGGAAAGCGAAGGAGTTCGCGCTCCAAGGCATTGATTGCAAGAGGGAAGGGCGGGTGGTGCAGAAGTACATACTAGCCGAGGAGCACCGATTGGATGTGGAGTGGAGCTCGACCTATAAGAACGACTATACTGAATCGACTATCACCTCTCATTCGTCCTCTATTATGTTGACCTTTAGGAATCCCTTCGATGCCCTGGCCGATCATGCTATTAGGGAGCATCGAAAAAGACGCACGCGGAATATTCGAGACCTTGCTAAAGAATGGGATGTCGATCTAGATATCGTGAAGGGAGGATAAGGTTCATGAAGAAGATTGCAACTAGATCCTTTGTTCACTACGGCACTGAAGACTACATTGAGGAGAAGAAGAAGGATAGGCTGGAGGAGGGCGAGATTATATTTACCCCTACTAAGAAGAAGAAAGAAACCCCCAAACCCTCTCGAAAGACGAGTAAGGAGGGGTCGCAGCGGCCTCTTCCAACCTTATAAAGTGCATCGGCCTCACGACCGATCTGCACCTCGTTGACTTCGCTCCTCTTAACGAGGTTGTACTTCCGACCGAAGGGAGGTCAACGGGTGTAAGATCTTTTTAGAGCGAGGACTTCGACACGGGAGGAGGAGATTCCTGCAAGAATGGAGAAAGATGTTGAAGAAAGTTTAACCAATGTAGGGTATAAGGAGCTGAGCTGGCATTAGACACATTGCGCCTGTGGAAGATTACGAACGGCTTCTTGTAACTCTTGAGGCGGAGATTGAGGAGGCAGGTGTAAGGAGGAAGAAGCGGAAACGAGGGCCTTCTGTGCCGGGGCTAGAATCGGTAGCTGATGGAGTTCGCCATATTATTGATACCATGAGGTTGAGGGAGGGAACATCATGACCACCGCAGAGTCCATCTGGGTACTCTACTTCACGGACAAAGAGCCCATGGTATGCACGTCGAAAGGGGAAGCGGAAACCGTCATCAAGGGTGATCCGTCGAGTGTGCTGTCGCTTCGTCGATATAACCACATGGAAACCCTTCGTCCCGAGGTGAAGTGGGAAGAGGTTGTGGAGGAGTAATGGAACACGGGTTCCCCGACATTTTGAACGACCACATCAGCAGCCTGGGATTGCCTCGTCCTATTCTGGAGAAACTTCATGCCGCGTATGATTGGGAAAACGCGCCCGCTATTATCAAGCTCGTTATGGAGGGTATGGATAACGAGGTTCTCATGTTCCACTACCATCTTTCAAAGCGGCAGATAGACAAGGTGGATGAAGCCTTGAAGCCACACGGTCTCTCTATCCAACGGTTATCCTCAGAGGAGTGGAAGGAACGGAAGAAAAGGCGTCACAAGGAGGGTTGTATTCGAGCAGCCGAGACACGAGCTTGGAAAAAGAAGATGTTGAAAATAGAAGTAGAGGAAGAGAGACGCCGGCAAGAACAGCAGGCTTTGAAGAAACAGGTTGACGAGTCCTCGCCCATGACCAGGGAACGGCTCGACAAAGATTTCCAAAAAAGGGCGGCGGCTCATGGATGAATGGTGGGTTCAATTTCCTTCGGATGAAGTGTATCTTGATCCTGATGAAGAGAATGCTCTTATTCACTGTGTTTTTCATCGCTACTGGAAAGGGATACCGCCTGAGACACTGTTTGCACCCGCGTCATTTTGGAAGTGGTTGGTCGATCATGCCGGAGCTTGACATTGATTACAAGCCTCTCCCTATCCAGAAAGGGTTCCACGAATCGGCTGCACTCTTCAGGGCCTATGTAGGGGGGTTCGGGTCAGGTAAGACGCTCTGCGGCTGCCAGGAGGCCCTTATGACCTGCCTCTCGGAGCCTGGGGTATTCGGCCTCATTGCTCGATGGACGTACCCTGAACTCCGGGATACGACGCAGCGCACCTTCTTCGAGGTGATGCCCAAGGAGCTCATGGACCGTTGCACCTACAAGAAGAGTGAGGAGCACCTCGTCTTTCCCAACGGTAGCGAGATTCTCTTCCGCTATCTCGAGAATGCCGAGGAAATGCTGAAATCGTTGAATTTGGGTTTCTTCTATATAGACGAAGCTTCTGAGGTGACCGAGGAAATCTTCCTGGCACTTCTCGGGAGACTCCGCCAGACCAATATACGGTGGCGACGAGGGTGGATCACCTCGAACCCGAATGGTCACGACTGGATCTACGAGCGATTCGTGAGCAAAGACTCGCTGGCGAAGGAGACCAAGGACAACTACGAGCTTTTCCACGCGCCTACGAGGGAGAATATCCACCTCCCTGAAGATTACGTGCAGAACCTGGAGAGGAACTACCCGATTGAGTGGGTGAGACGGTATCTCGAAGCCAGTTTCGACGTGTTCGAGGGTCAGATATTCACCGAGTTTGATTCCTCGCTTCATGTGGTGGATGACTTCAATGTGCCCGCCGATTGGGAGCGCATCGCAGGTTTCGACTACGGTTTGCGCAATCCCACCGCTATTTTGTGGCTTGTGGCTGATTTCGACGGATACTGCTACATCGTGGATGAACATTATGAGAAAGAGATGAGTGTGGAGGACCATGCCTCAGCGATCAAAAGACGAGGGGATGTCCCCATCTTTGCCGATCCTGCCGTTCAAACTAGGGGACCTACCGGGGATGCTGTGGCAACGCTCTACGCAGATCAGGGTATTGCACTTACCCCTGCTAATAACGACGTCGATGCAGGGATTAATCGTATCCACGAGTATTTGTCACCGGATCAACACGGAATTCCTAAACTGAGGATCTTCAAGTCGTGCAAACATCTCATCCGGGAGCTCCAAGGCTATCGCTGGCAGCCCAAGAAGATGGGGCGGGAAGGCGAACCAGAACGTCCCTACAAAGCCAACGATCATGCGGTCGATGCTCTGCGGTATGCGGTCATGAGTCGTATCCAACATCCGATCCATGATACGATTGAGTATGATGGGAGTGCGGAAGGGCGGCGGAAACGCCACCTTGCCCGGCTTGTGAAGGCTTCCAAAGGCGTTATTGAGGAGGATGGTGCCTGGTGAGCGAACTTGAGGATTCCCTTATGATCAGCCGCATGGCGAATGATCGTAGTACACAGATCATGGAGCGGTTCGGTTTATACCCTCATCGCCGGTTCTTCCATGAAGATGTTCCTATGGAGGAGTGGAGAACCGAGCAAGCTAGAAACCGGGAGATCCAGCCCGGTCTTCTTCGTGGAGCCGTAGAGGATGCCATAAAATACCTGTTTGACGCGGAATCCATCATGCATGGCCTTCCCGTGAAGAATCATCCCTATCAACAAGTCCTTGACGATCCGGTGAAGGCGGAGAGGATGAAGGAACTCATCAGCACCTTTAATCGGAATCTCCTCGAGGTGTTCGGGCGGGGAGATTCACCCGACCGGGTACTTCGACACCACGAGATGAGAAGGGGAGTGGCAGAGTACCTCGATAAGTACGATAGTCCTTCTATTAAGCCGTTTCGTGGCGATCCCGAGTATGAAGCCTGGCTCGAAGATTTCTGGAACCGTGCTGTTCCCGGAAGAGTACCCTTGTCGTAACCGAAAGGAGAAGGTGTCATGGCTGGATATACGAGTGTGCAAGAGAGAATGCAGCAAATTAAGGACCGCTTGAAGTCCCGTGGATTCATGGCGAACCTGGGTCAAGAAGATCCGCCGGCCGAGATGGGGGGGGTACCTCTTGGAAGGGTACGGGCTTCTACCCAAGAGGCGGGCGCGGTTTCCCAAGGGTTTTTGAACACGTTCAATCGCTTATCTCAGGCAGCAGGGGCGGCTATTGTGAAGGCGGGAACTCCGGTAGAAGAGGCCGTCACCGGATTTGTTGAGTCGAAAATCGAAGAGTCTAAAGCTGTCCCGGATATGATTCGTGCACTCCCTGGGAAGGCGCGGTCAACGTATGACCAGGTCAGAACAGATATTGCTAACCTCCCCGAGATGCTCGCGGATCAGGTGAAAGGTGTGGGACGGATCGCGGGTTCCAAAGAGGTGGGACTTCTTCTCGAGGCAGCCAAAGAAGGGGCTTCGAATGTAAAGGATACGGTAGACAGGTTTGGGGAAACGATAGCTACTACCCCTTGGCGACAGGATTTCAAGGAGAATGTGGTGCCCGGTGCAGTCAATCTAGCCAAAGAGCTCCTCGGTAGCTTCAACCGGACTGACCGGAGAGCGTTTGAACATCCCCTCGGTGATCCTGCTCCAGAGAATCAGATGGGTTCTAATCCCATGACGGATGAAGGCAACCGCATGCGCCTCCAGATGAAGCTGAACGACGATCACGGGGAAAATCTGGTGGTGGATGGAATCATCGGGCCGAAGACGCAGGCTGCGATTAAGCGATTCCAGGCGAATAATGGCCTGAATCCTGATGGTAATGCTGGTATAAGAACCCTCACCGCATTGGGACTCAACACATCGCCTGTAAGAGATACGCCCGTGCATCAAACGCCTTCTGTAGCAACCCAAGCGGAACGAACCTATAGACAGACGGGAAGGAATGCTGAACTCGATCTCCTCCTCGGGCCGAGCCGGGAACATCCGGCGGTAGTGAGGACTCGTGCTAAGTCAATGAGCTCTCGCCCTGATGTGAAACTCGAGGGCCTCTATCGACGTGGCGCTCCGCAGAGTGAAGACGTTTCTCACATTCAGCGGCGGCTTAATCAGGCGGGCGCAAGGCTCAAAGTGGATGGCATCTTCGGTTCCAACACCGCAGAAGAGGTTCGTAACTACCAGCAGAGGAACGGTCTGAAGGTGGATGGTATTGTAGGGCCTGAAACCTTGGCTCATTTGGGTTTATAGGAGGGATAGTTCTTTGGCGGATATGAAGGTTGTGGGAGCTCCTCTTCATGCACCAGGTATATGCTGGATATGTGGTACGACACCCAAGGGTCCCTATCTCGATTACGACCGGGAGCACGATATCGACTGGATGTACACCTGTTTGATTTGCTTCGTGAACGAAGTGTTGCCAGCCATTGCGTTGGATGACGAGTTCCGCAAGGCTTCAATAGAAGCTCTCCTCCGAGACGACCGCTCTCCTCTTGATCGTCTCTTTATCTGTCGATACGAAAACTGTGGACACCAGTCGAAAAGCAATGGCGGTCGGAGTAGCCATGAACGGTTTATCCACGGACAAGTGTGGGAAGAGGAGACGGTTCAAGCATGAGTGAGGCTTTGATTCTCGTCTTTGTGGCAGTAGGGTGGTCCGTATACCGGGAGGTTATTCATTGGCAAGAACGAAAGGAGCATCGTCGCCAACTCATATCTATTCTTGACAGCGCATCAAAGGATAGTAAATCGTTAATTGACCGGCTGATGTCCAGGAACTACCAGGAATTTGCGGTAGTTAGCCCTGAGACACGTCCTCAGCCCGACTCTTATTCCATGACGGATGAGAGGGAGGCGGAGCTTGCGGGGACAATTCAATATCCCGGTTCGTGATGATGCGTGGCCCTGGGAACCAAGGGCAAGACAAGAGATGTCGTCAGCAAGGTCGAGGATCTCTACGATCTAGCTAAGGACGACCGTAAAACCTTCGAAGCCCAGTGGCATATCAATCTGGCCTTCTATTCCGGGCATCAATGGACCTACTTCAATCGCTCTCAAAACCGTCTTGAAACCCCACCCGCCCCTCCGTGGCG